ATGGGCTTCCGGACAGACTTACGTCTGGAATGCGGATTACCGGGATAAGGTCATATATCTGATAGGGGGAGTTTATTATAATTTCCTTGTAAAGAATTACGGTGCTTCCGTTACAGCTGCACCCACATCTGTTAACGGTGATTCCAATTGGGAAGCCATGCAGAAGTTTGTGAATATCGCTACTGACACCCTGTTTGCCGATGGTGCGAATGTAGCCGGCTTCATGTTCAAAGACAAGGTTCTCAAGTCTTTTAATGACAAAGGTGAAACTCTTCTTATCAACGGTGAAACCGGGTATTTTAAATGCAAATTAGCAGAGATTACAGGAACAATCACGGCGGATAAAGGACGTATTGGCCCGTTCTCCATCATTTCGGGGGTATTGTCCTCAAAGATCCTTTATGAAAATGAAACAAATAAATACGTCGGTTTCAATTTGTCTGCCGGACAAATTGAGTTTTATAACGAAAGGACATTTGCAAACGTAAGAATCGGGGGAAACACGCAGTTTGTCACCATTGAAGGGATTAAGTATGATGCTGGAATTGACATACAGAGTCCAAATGCCATGATCGGAATGCACATCAAGACTCCGAGCATTCCTCTATTCGTGGAGGGAGGTAACATTTTCCTTCATCCGAACAATGACAGCTATGTTTCTCTTCGTGGCATAGTTGGCAACTGGAGGAACATATCCGTCAGCACCTCCCTGAATAACAATGATGACAATGTGATGTTTCTTAATACAGGTAATATAGAAGTGACACTTCCTCCGGATGTTCCGGGACATACTATATACTTCAAACGTATGAGCGGCGGAGTAAGATTGACAGGAGGACGGATCCTGCCTGCTCCCGGAGGACAGGAGATGTCTTATATTGATTTGGATTTTGCATCCGGCTTCATTAAGTGTATGGGTAATTATTGGGTTATGTTTTATTGCGGATAATTTAAATATAAAGTATGAGAATAAATTTTGCACAATTCCCTATTTATGATGGGATTAAAAAAGAAAAGCTTATAGCCAGTAACATCACTGAGGCCTACGGTGACTGGATATACAAGAACGTAGCGGGTTTGAAGGCGCATCTCCTTGCCGAGAAGATATTCAAATCTACTGCTGAAGGTGTAGAAATTGACGAAGAGGAGGTGGATATCATAAGACGCTCCACCTCCATGCTGTCCGGTTTGCTGGCTGATTCTTTGAATGATTATTTAGATAAAAAGGAGGAACAACATGAAAAAGGTATATTGTAACAACCTTCTGGCAAAGGTGCTGCTTGCGTTCAGTTCTTGCCATACGATAACAATCGGTCCGTTTGTTTTAAGCAAGCGACCGGAAGAGAAAATCACTCAGAAAGTGAGAAACCATGAGTGTACCCACGCCCGTCAATGGGTTGAGATGGCAGTTGCCATCGGTACAGTTATCTGGATCTTGCTGTTGTGTTTTGACCTTTCCGCCTGGTGGCTGGTACTGGCCGGGCTGGCATTCTATCTCTGGTATGGTGTGGAGTGGCTGGTCAGGGCGGTACGGTTGAAGGATGCCGGCAGGGCGTATAAGACGGTATCGTTTGAGAGGGAGGCATATTCCAACGAGGATGATCCGAATTATATTGAGAACAGTAATTATTTTGCATGGGTGAAGTATTTGTTTTAATTTTAAAATTTGCATTATGGACTTGAATAATATAGTTGGCTTTAAAGCTGTGGATAAAAACGGCAACGAACGACAGGTGACCGTCGATGAGATGACAGAATTAGTTTCCGCACGGATTGTTTCCGCTGCATCAGAAATATCAACATTTGCTGCCGCTGCGGCAGCCGGGACAGATGAGTTTGAGGGCCAGTTGCCCCAGTCCGACACCTTCTCTTGGCTCCGTACTTTGGACGGTTCCAAGAACCCAACTTTGACATCTTCTTCGGCTGCCGCGAAAGTCCTGGGAGAACTGATTGGAACCGCAAGTGCTGAAAAGGATGGTTTGATGGGGAAAGAATACACTATTAGATATATATATAATGCAGGTCTTAGTATAAGCTATGATGTAAATGGGACTAGTTTTTATTCCACTACTTCACTCATTGAGCTATTTCTTTATTCAACTGGCTCTGTGGCGTATTATAGAATACTTGCAACACCAAACAAAAATATAATAATTAGATATTTAGGAAATAATGATTGTGATTTCAAATTGAACGGTAATATATTGTATGTGTTGCCACGACACACTGACATAACTATAAAGTACAAAATTGGATTATATAGGAATGATATTCCCGATTTTGCCACTATATCCATTTCTGATTTTGCGAATATTACAGGTAATATTATTACACCTACAGCCGGGTAGCACTGACCTGGGAGAACTGTTAGGGATAAATCAAATGTTAGGAGATAAAGGATATCCAACATCATTTGCATCGGCAACTGAGGTTGGATATTATACTATTGACGACAGATTAACTGACAGAGATACCCCTAACGGTCATAGGGCATGGGGAGGATTATTGGTTTTTGGGCGTTTGTTTATAACTCAAATATACATTCCGATGAATGATAATGTTTTTTATATAAGACAAAAATTAGGAGATAATTGGGGAAAATGGGCAAAATACGAAGGTGTTTTTGTATAGAAATTATAACTTAAGCTCTTATATTTTGTACTTCTGGGAGAACTGATGAATAGTTTGGGGTTATTCCCATTTATGGGAAGGGGGGATATATCTGAAGGTGGTGATGCCAATAAACTTGAGTCAGGATATTATATCAATGGTAATTTTCGCAAATTAACAAACTCTCCATTTTCTTCTGGATGGGGAGGTATCGTTGTCTTTAAAATCAATTATTACACTCTACAAATTGCATCAGATATGAATACTAAAATTTTAAAAGTAAGACAGGGATGGAGTGATACTTGGGATGATTGGAAAACTGTTTCTTTGACATGATTTTCTTAAAAATCGAGAGCTGGGAGGACTGATAGGGATAAATGATACATGGTTGAGAGGAATGGGAGATAAAATAGAAAGTATAGATAAATTAACAAGTGGTATATACTCAATAGGAGAAGTTTTAAATATTGATGGATTTAACGACTATGGTCTTCTAGTTGTTTTTAATTCTTTATTATATAAAGTGCAAATTATTTTTGGCAGATATAATGGGAAAATTGCATATCGTTTTATGATTTCAAGTGACTGGGATAACTGGAACGTTGTATAGACATTGTTTGATATAAAAAAGGTTACAATCTTGACCTGGGAGAACTGATGAATAGTTTGAAGCTGTTTCCATTCATGGAAAGGGAACAGATTTTGTCAGATATAAATAAAGCAATTGTACCCGGTGTATATGGTATTTTAAATAATAGATTAGATAATTTGCCAATTACAGACTGGTTTGTTCTTATTGTAATTTCATGGAGGTATTATGTTGTTCAGATAGCATATTCTTTAAATTATTTTACTATTTATAGTAGGCGGTCTTCCGAAAGTGGAGAAACTTGGAGTAATTGGCAACAAATTGCAACAGAATAATAGCATAAGTTGAGAGCTGGGAGGACTGATGAAGTTTTTCCCGATAAAAGGGGGTATAGAGCCCGGTACTGATTTAAATACGATTGGCGGAGCTGGAATATATAATCTTAGTGGGGAATATGCCAATGCGCCATTTTCGCAATCATGGGGTAATCTGATTGTATTGTCCGATGGTAGTAAAACTCAAATAGTTACAGAGTATACAGGATCAACTTTTTCTATTTTTGCAAGAGGAGATAATAGTAGAAAATGGTATAAAGTCAATCTTACAAAAGATATTTGATTACTACTATTCGTACAAACGAACTTGCAAAACGGTAGCACTGGGAGAACTGTTGAATATTGATAAGGTGGTTATGCCACGAGGCACGTTGGCCGATTGCGACAATGCAACGAATGGCATATATTATATAAACGGCACAATCACTAACGCTCCGATTTCGTTTGGCGTGTTAATTAGCTTCATTGACACGGTTAAAACAAATTACGGTTTTCAAATCGCCATGCAGACTTGGGGCGGTGTAATCTATGTACGTTCGAGGACGGAGGTGCTTACTTCGTGGACTTCATGGTATAAATTATCAGCGACAATTGCAAGCTGATGATTTGTGCTGGGAGAACTGATTGGCATAAATGATCTAAAAAGAGATGCAACTATAGCTAGAAATTCAGCTGGAGCTAATGATTCGTATTATTATAATATCATCCCATCTAATGTTGTAAAATGTAGTTATCTTGTAGAGATACTGGAAGACAGGAGTCAACCTAAAATTTATATTGTATCTAAATATTACAGTAACTACAAAAATGATTATAACGTTAAAGGTGTTGTAGTAGGGAGTTCTATGTTATCTGTTAAATTTTTCTATAATGACAACGGAGATATTATCCTTTCTATTGTTGCTTCTACTAGGTCTTCTTTAGTTTCTGTTAAATTACTATGTGGAGATTCTATGCCTTCTATAACTAAAATCGAAACCCCATCTGGACTAACAGAAATACCTATTTCTTAACAAAAAAATAGGTATTCCATGCTTCTGGGAGGACTCATGAATAATTTGAAGCTATTCCCATTTATGTTTAGAGGGATAATGACAAA